GCTAATGTTGTCGCACCTGTTGATAGTGCTGATGTGACCTCTTTGGCTGCTTTTGTTAGATCCTTTCCGGTTCGTGCTGATAGGTCCTGAATTAATGGTGTTAATTTTAATATCTGCTGCTCATTTAATCCTAATGTTGCAAGTTGTGCCTGAACGGCCATTGTTGCCTCATCTCCAAATCTTGTTACATTCTGTAATTCTGCGGCTTGTTTCTTTAATGCATCGGCCGCCCCTCCAACTGCATCCTCAAGGCGTTTTTCTGCAATTATCTGATCCTCAAAACTCTTAACGGCAACCGCCCCAAGTGCTAATAATGGAGCGGTCAATGACATTGACATAGTGCGCCCCATTTTAGACATGGATTTGCCCATTGTCTTGAGCTTTCTGTTTAAATTAACTGTGGATTTCTGGAATCGCTTTGTAGCGGATTGCGCCCCCGCCATTGCCTTTTTAAACCCGGCCGAGTTCCCTGTAATTGGTACATTTACGCCTCCTGTTGCTGCCATTGTCGTAGCTTTTTAGCCTTTTTAACGGCCTTTAATACTTCCTCTTTTGTTGCAGGTTGCTCATCAATCTTTGCCCTGTCATCTGGCAATGAAAATAATTGTTCTGGTTTTTTAGTACGCTTTGAATGGCTATTAAACATTATTGCACCAACCCATCTTGTAATGCGCATCTGAGATAACCAAAAATTATAATCGGAATCGATCTTTATTCCTATTCCCTTAACAACTTTGCTCGCTTGATCTAATGTCAATGACATAAAATCATCAGGGCGCAATGATGTATAAACATAGACATACGGCTCTGTCTGATCCAGCCAATCTATGAGGCTTTGCTCACTTGCATTTTTTTTTGAGGCTCACCTGTCATCGCTTGACCTAATAATTCGCCTGCTTCTGTCATGATTCTCGTCAATTCCGGCAATGGTACGATCTTCTCAACCTCCTCGATTGTTAGCTCCTCATCCTCTAACATACCCGCCCATATAAATTTCACCATAACATCAATGGATGCCATCTTTTTTGTATCGGAAAATACTGAAAATAACGGCTCTCCAAGAGCTTTCTCAAGCTCTCGGAGTGACCGCAAAGTGTATTTAAATGATCGTCTTTTATCAATCTTGATTATCATGTGATAACTGTTGCCGTTAATGCGCCTGTACCTTTAAATGAACCGCTATATGATGCCGTTTCTTCCAATGGTGCTTCTAATGATACAGAGGTCAAATATGCCTGTCCTGACCATTGTGGATCACCTGATACTTGAGAACTAAAAAGCAATGTGACCTGTGATCTCTGAGATATTAAAGATCTTAATTCCTCATAAGAATAAGTATCATCAAATGCCTCCATCCCATCGAAATCAATAGTCCAGCTTCGTGTACTTTCCAATACTTCCTCATATCCCTGTGAATCTTTTGTTGTTGCATCTCTGGTTGCCATTTCATAAGATAGTGAGTGCGATGTTGTACTTGATACCGCCGTTCCATCCACGTATAAAAGCATAATTGTTCCTGAGATTTTTCCTGTTGTTGCCATGTTTTTTTAATTTATAATTTAGCAGATAGTTTTGATTTGTTGCAACCTTTTATATGCTGCTTTTCTAATTGTAATACGCTCATCGTTCATTATATGATTCAGGGCGTATGTGTTTGATATTAATTTTACTTTTTTTTTAAATCTTCGGCCTCCTCTGGCAAATCCTCAATAATTTCCTTGCCTTTTACCTCAGATATTTTTTCAACTTCCTTTTCCTGCAAAGTTACGAATTCCGTTGCAATACATATTTTATTTTTTATCAAATCTTCAGCAATAGAATTAATCATATTTGCCTGATCGTCTTTATTGTATTTGTTAGATCCAATTTGATGCTTTTTTATAAATTTTACTTTCATCTTATTTGTCTTATGGAATACTCCTGGTTAATGTGATATATTTCTTTGCTGTTTTCGTACATATCGCGATCAGTAACAAACTGAATGGAATTAATGATAATACCTACCCGGGTACCTGAAAACCTGTCTAATGCGCCCCTGATTGCCCCTGATAATGTCTTTAAATCTGCCAATGACTTTCCAAACATATCAATATCTAATGTAATAACATCCAATGTTGATGGTCCGTCTTTGTCATCCTCCGGCGCATTTGATATGCGCTGAAAGGTAACGGCTGGCAATGATTCTCCCTGTGGTATTCTGGATGGAAATATACGAGTTGATACAACATCTGTGACTGATGTGGTATTTGTCAATATATCATAAATTGCCGTTTCCATTATACTTTGCCTTTTTTAAGGATCTTATTTACTTCTTTTGGTATTTCTGTTAATATCTCAGTTTTAAAAATATGCTTTATCTGCCCTTTGGTCTGCGCCAACGCTGGCCGCATAAATGGGGTTTTTGTCAATCCGATGCCCTTATCTGCTAATGCCTGACCTTTTGCGCTCCTGCCTCTCACTAATGGTTCGGTCCTCTCTGCCAATGTACCATATTCAACCCAATTACCCAAATTATAAAATGGATCGCTTGGTGATACTTTAGGGCCAACAACAATATATTTATTTCCTGCTTTTCCTTTTATTACTCCGACAATCTTTTTTAATTGCTTAGATGATACCTCAGTATTGCCAAATTTAAAAACAATGCTCGGATCTACTTTTGATTTTGCTGCTTTTATCAATGGCTTTGCCGCCTTTTTTAATGCTTTTGGCACGATTTTGTTTTTAGTACGTTTTGGCAATACTTTGAACATCTTATCAACATTCTCCATACCTTGTATTTTTACGCCAAATTTGTTCATGTAACCTGTAATAATTTAGCAAATATTTCTAATCCATCTTGCCTGCCAAGCTCTGAAAAAGAATAAATATTGTAATAATTTGAGTTAAAAAACAACCTGTAATCATCCACGTTCACCCCTGTACGATATCGGATCTTAATCTTTACATCTGCAACCTCTGTTAATTGGCTGGCTTCAAATGTTTCTTTTCCTTTCAATTCTACTATATGCGCCCATGTTGTAAATGATACGGCCCATGTTGTTGTTTCCTCACCATAAGCATTGCGGCTCGTTGTTTTGGTTTCAAATATTATACGCCGGTCTAATTTTCCGATAAACATTTCATAACATATTTATAATCGGCGGGCTCACCCTCGATATCCTCAAATTTCCAGATATTTACATCAGATTTCAAATCAATAACATACGGATATTTACCAACATCCACGCATTTATTACTCGCACCCTCATATATCAGTTTCATATTTGATGAATTATCCAAAGTGCAATTAAGATTATCATCCCATAACATCACCCTTTCACCATCCAGAATCTCTAAAAACCCAGATTTTGCGCCCATCCTTGCCTGGCGTCTATTAATATACCGCTCCTCTCCAATCGTGCCATTTAATGATCCGGCAACGCTATTTAAAAAACGTACTTTTATCCGCCTTGCAATTTTCCTTAATGCCTTAAATGAGATCATGCGCCCTGCTCCTATTATCTGCAATTTATAATCAACAAATTTCGCCTTGCCATCTTCAACAAAATATACTTTATCAACTCCAATGAGATCAATGCCCTCATTCATATAATATTCGTAAACATCCAATAGCTTGGGATTGATCAAGGTATCAGAATTAAAAGTCATTAAATAATCATAATCTTTTTCAATCGCCTTTTCAAGTCCTTTATTACATTTCCGGCCAACAGGTGTATTCTCAGTCCGCACATAATCCGCATCGTATTCCTTGCAAAGATCCACCGCCCAATCCTCTGAAACAACTGCGAAAATATCTAATCCAAGCGATTTGATGCCCTCAAAACATTGCCTTGTTATTTCAGGCCGTTTCCAAACAGGTACAAACGCCAATATTTTAAACGAACTCACGCAATGAAAATTGATTAATTAAATGTCCTAATGCCATCGGCACAGGAATCTCTGATACTGATCCTGTGGTTAATATATTCTGGCGATTCTCGTAAAAATATGCACCGATCAATTTTACAGTTGACCGTATAAGATCCGGCACATCTGTACCTGCATCGCCATAACCCGCCTTGAATGTAATTGTGACGGCATTATAGACTGTATCTGTACCTGGAAAGCTCTCACCATTAATCGGCCTTAATCTGCCAACATCCGCCTTTACATCAACCTCGTATAATGCGCTGGCCCATGTTTGAGTAGCTCCATCAGTATCCTCATATACAATCGATGTAATTGATTGCAATGGTGCTTTAGGAAATTCAATAAAATCTGTTGGGAATTCATCTAAATACAGGCCATAAGTAGCTGTAATCAGTTGCCTCCATGATCGTTGTTCAAAATAATCTGTTGCTGCCAATATAACCGTATCAATATAATCATCTTCGGCCGTTGTATCAACTCTTAAATGAGTTTTTAATTCCGCCCTTGATATCGGCGTTGTTGCCGGAGGTGTGATTATATCTAAGCTCACAAATTACTATTTTTTAGATTTTACAGTTGATTTTGAGATCACCGCTTTTTTTACTTGAGCTTTCTCAATCATCTTAACCGCACATCCTTTTTCAATAAGCCGTTCTGCGGCCTCTTTAGACAAATCAGCTACATCACCAACATTGATGATGCTGCTGCCTGCCATATTTACTATATACCTAATTTTCATAATATGTAAAGTTTTGGGAGGTCTAAATTGGATGCTACCTGCTATACCACCCGCAGAAGATCCTCCCTACTCCTTATTTATTTATTAAGTATTTGGATTTCTGATCGCATGAATTGGGTTCGTTCCCGCATCAATGACCTTTCCATCTGTTCTTAAAAATCCGATAAAACCAATTTGTAATGCATCGGCATATCGCTCATTCAATCTTAACAATGTGAATCCCTCGACATCTCTAATGATGTATTTTGAAAAATCACCGAATAAAACTGAATAATTTCCAGCTCCGATTGATTCAACATCCTGGTTGATTACAATAGGATGCCCAAGTAATAGATCTGGATCGCCCATGCTTACTGTTGGCCTCCAAAGATATTGATTGGTAGTATCCTTTAACTGCGCTATGGATTTCAAAGTCGAATCATTAAACATCCATGTTCCATTGGCCCTATACGCTGGATCAACTTCATGCTTTAGATCAATGATCTCATCAAATGTAATCGCTGATGCGCTTGCTGCTGTTGTTGGAGTTGCATCATGCTTTACTCCTCTCGGCTTGCTTGATCCGTTGCCTGTGGTATAACCAACATTGGTTAATCTGCCAATCCTTTCAGCTAATACACTTGATAAATATTCCTCTAAATTGAAAAAGCTATCTGCCATTAACTGACGACTAACTTTTACTATTTTGGAGCTCGCTGTGTAACTGTTGAGTTGGACATTAGCAAATGTTTCATCCTGATCCGCCGCCGTTGCATTTTCTGCCAGCCATTCGCCCTGAATCGCTGTACTGTTTACAGTTGGCCAATCTAATGTTTGACCTGTGCCTGTCTTAATGACTTTGGCAACTGATCGCATTCCGCCGTATGCTAACAATGCTCTTTCAAGATCGCCGCTAAACTCATCGGGCACAAGATAACCACCCTCAGAATCAACTCCCTCAGATTGTGCTCTGGTTTCAAAAATTGCTCGATCCTCAGATGTTAGGCCTGTTAAACCTTTTCGCATATATTTCCAAAAAACTTTTGATTGATTCTTTTGGATGTTTTTGAGTTCATCAACTGATTTGTTCTCATCAGTCGCTTTTTCGAGAATAACCTCTGCTGCTTCTGAATTCAACTCATTCAATTTTTCAACTCGCTTGATTTTTTTATCAAGATCGGCAACATCCTCGATATATCGGGTGTATTCCGAATCTTGATCGGGGGTGAGGTCTTTATCCTCTTTTTCAGCCAATTCAATGATAGCTCTTGCGCTATTCAATGCCTCCTGCCGATCCTCCCTGTATTTTTTAGATTCTAAAATCATTTTTTATTTATTTAATTGTTAGCAGGTAGAGTTAATTTGCAAAATTATAAATTCTTTTCAATACATTCTAATCGTTTTCGTTTTAGATTTAATGTATTTGGTTTTTCCTTTTCCTTTTCAGGCAATGTCAATCGCTCTGCTTCTATCTTTTCAATGCTTCTGACTGCATTCGGATTACTTGGTATGTTGACAATGCTAAATTCTAACAAATCACGTTTGCCGTAATGATATATTTCCGTATCTGAATCCTCCATTTTCCTGAATTCGCCCTGCTCTAATGGATTGAATCCAACGCTGGTAGCTCTTAAAGTACCGAATTGCACCTTTTGAAATATCTTTTCTGCTAATGGATTGATATTTTCTGGCTCAAATTTTACTATGCCGATCAGCTTGCCATCTCTAATCTCTGCCGTTCCTATTCCGATTACATTATCGGGATTTGCCTGGTCCTCGCCATAAACATCATGCTGATAACCAACAATGCCATTTTTGTTATAATTGTCTAAGTGCCATCCATCAACATCCAATACTGTATTGTGTCTGTCTTTGGTGTCATCAGATATTATAAATTCCGCCGTTCTGTTTTCAACGTCTATTTCCCGCAATGATGCAGATGTATGTCTTAATTCCATATCTTATATATTTAATAATTCTTTTAATTCTTTTAAATTTCCATTTGTTTTGATCGTTTGTGGTGATACAGGCATCATATTAGCAGGAACATAATGCTGATCGCCTCCGGCATAACCGTTCATATTTTCCTTTCTCAATACTTCATTTGGCGACAAGATGCCATTTTGAATCATTGTCTTATAATATTCTGATCTTTGCTTTACATCGCCCCGCAATAATCCCTCCACGTTAAACTCAATGTTAAATACTCCCTTTTCCCTTTCCTGTAAAAGTTTATCATTTAATTCCTGCTCGATATTTGTCAATAATGGAGTTAGTGAAAATTTCACATACGATAATACCAATTCACTAATATTTGAGAATGTCGCACGTTCCAAATCGTATAATAATGGCGGCGGTATTCTGAACATCCTTGCAATATCCGTAACAGAGAATTTTCTGCTCTCTAAAAATTGCGCATCTCCAGGAGGTACGCCGATTTGCTTTACTGTCATTCCCATATCAAGGGGCAAAAATGTTTTTTCGCCATCAGATCCCTCATATTTTGCCAATGTTTTTCGCAGGTTTTCCAATCCCTCCCTTGATAATTGCCCTGCGCCCTCAATCGCATAATCTAATTTCATTCCTTTTTTATAAAATGTAGATCCTGTTTTTTGTGCCGCTAATCCCAATCCGATATTTTCACGCATTAATGAGATTACTGATTTGCCCCTGATGCCATCAAATCCCAACCCCTTTACATGAATCACATTTGAGGAATCAAATATCTTTTTACCCTGAGTTGTTTTAAAAATATACCATAATTTACCATCACTAATTGATACAGATACATCCTTTGGATGAAAGGGCATAAGGCTGGTTGGTACAGTACCATCACGCTCCATTATCAATGAGTAATGATTGCCCCACAATGTAATATCAGTAACCATTAACTGCCGCCATTGATATGAGGTCATAAATGCATTTGGCTTAGTATGGATCAGATAATACAATGCATGATCTTTGCGTAAATCTTTACTGTTTCCGATATCCTCATAAATTTGTAGAGGTAACATTGCAACGGATTCAGATAAAAGGCGGACCGCCGAATAAACTCCAGGCAATCCCAATGCTGTACTGGGCGTAACTGTTATGCCTGATGATGAGCTGCCAAATAAATCAGTTAGCCAATTCGCTGGATTGGAAAGGGGTGTTGTGGGATTTTCAGGAGATGCCCTGAAAAAACTACCAAATGATGGGAGGCGATCAAAGATGCTCACTTTTTAATATGTGGCTCTGATGATAGCAGGTAGAAAATTATCAATAATGCAAATATATAGCCAATAGTCCAAAAAACCAAATATAATGAGTACGTAATTAATCCTATTAACGTAATTCCAACCAACCATGTTACAATTTTATGCAAATTTCTCATTTATCAGTTTTGTTTGCCAATAATCTTTTTGGTGTGATCTATGCCATATTGAATCATCAACGTGCTGCAAATTTACCCAATCTTTTTGATGTTTTATGCAGATTACAGGAATATTACATTGCATTGCCTTTATGCCAACCCATATATCCGCCATATTCTTTTTTTTAAAGTCTTTGCGATTAAATGTAATCGTATCACTATGGTGCGCCATTACTCCTGTGCCTGGTATTTGAATTATCTGATCCTCTGCCAGCTCCTCATCCAATCTGTATTTATTCCAGGAATCATGATAAAAGGATTTGATTGGCGGCCTGAATGTCTTACCATGAATTGTGATAATGTTATTATCAATGCGATCCATCATTTTTTTAACGTAATCCGGCGGATATATTATATCATCATCACATGAAAATATAAATCCTTTTGCTTTGAATCCAAATTTTCCCGCATCGCCTACATTGTTAATTGTCGCATGATGTTTTATTTTAGGATCTGATAACCATAATGGAATGGATCTGTAATTGTTTAGCCAGATGTTTATCCTGTCTGCTTGATCGTACAATGATTTGATTGTATTTATCAGTAGTGATTCACGCTCTGTAATCGTGGCGATGTTTATTGTTACCATTTGCGATCTGTTACATTTGGATTCATTAATTTAGGATGATCAACCTGGTATGTCAAATCATCGGCTGCAATATACATTTTATATCCCCTGTCATGTAATCTGGTGCTGATCTGTGCGCCAACTCCAGAGCTGATCTGATTATTGTTGGCCCATCTTGATAATGGTATCTGTTTAATATCACCAACGCATCTAAAAAATTCGTTTTCGCAAATGAAACGCATATCAACATAACCGCAATTATATACATCGCCCTCCTTTTTAGGTGTTAATCCGGTCCAACAACTCACCCATTTACGTTCTGGATTGATCGATGGCATACAACAAATTTTCTTTTTGTCTTTAATTCCCTGCCAAAGTTTTACAATTTTTATCAAAAAGTTTTCAACAATAATATCATCATCCGGCAACATTATATAATACTTTGCTCTGGCCCGATATTGAAATACTCTGTTTATTAAGGCCCAATATCTTTTTTTCCCATAATGCGTATGATAAAAATATCTGATTTGTAGTTTTTTATTATATCTTTTTATTACAGGCAGATAATTGCCGCTTGATCCATCATTGTGGATCTGTATAATTAATCCTTTAGGGCGTTGCTCATGTAGTTGATTCAGCAATCTATCAAGCATATCAGGCCTGTTGTATGTGGTGATCATCAGATTTATATCGTACATTTTAAATATATTCTTTCGTTTTGCCCCTCTTTATAATCCCCGAATTGCCCTGATTGAATGATGTTATAACCTGAATCTGTAAATAATTGTATCAGTTGGCCCTGAGTTCGATGCTTTACAACCGTTTTATCTGGCTTATAATTCGCATTTATCATGTAATCCAGCCAAATTTTATTTGGTGTCATTACATATATCTCTGCTTTTGGCTCTAAAAACTCTTTTAACTCCTCCAATCTTTGCTCCAGGTCCTCAATATGAGCAATGGAATGCATAAAAAATACCTTGTTCAATGTAAAATAAAACTCCGTTCTAAACCAAAATGGCTGCTCATCAAAATATGGCCTCGTATCATATCCGTATATTTCGCCATTAGTTGTTTTTTTTAGATGCTCCACAAATGTACCGATGCCGCAACCGTAATCCAATACCCGCTCATTGCCGATCTGCATCATGGCGGTTAAAAATTCCATCTCATGTTGATATTTCTCGGTCTGGTTGAATCCTTTTAACTTATTGCGGTATGAAACGACTTTATGCGATCGCCTGTTGCC